AAGCTATCGCGATATGCGATGGCTGCGGCTTCCTCGTGCAGCACACTCACCTCCGGGAGAAGAAGGACTATCGCGGCGGCTCGACTCCGGTTGGCCTGAAGATCTACGTCTGCGCCTCGTGCGACGATGTTCCGCAGCCCTACTTTAGCCGCCTGCTGCTGCGCCCGGACCCGGTGCCGGTAAAGAACCCACGCCCGGATTCGCAGGACGCACAGACGGACGCTCAGGAGGTTGCTGCTAACGCTTTCTCGCTTTACCTGAATCAGCTATACGGATTGGCATGATGGCTTAAGCCGTGAGTGGAGAACAACAATGAGTGCTTCCGGGTTTACGCCCATCCAGTTGTACCGTTCGACCACTGCGGCTGCGGTGCCCACGGCGGGGAACCTCGTGGCCGGCGAACTGGCGATCAACCTCACCGACGAGAAGCTGTATTTTGAAAACGCCAGCGGCGTCGTCAAGGTGCTGGCGGACTCGACGTATGTCGGCACCGTCACCTCCGTAGCTGCCTCTGGCGGCACGACTGGCATGACGTTCAGCGGTGGCCCGATTACCGGCGCGGGGACGCTGACGCTGAGCGGCACGCTTGCTGTGGCGAACGGCGGGACGGGGCAGACGACCTACACCAACGGCCAACTGCTGATCGGCAATACCACCGGCAACACGCTGACCAAGGCCACGCTCACCGCCGGCTCTGGCGTAAGCATCAGCAACGGCACTGGCAGTATCACGATTTCCGCAACGGGTAGCGGCGGCACGGTCACTTCGGTAGACGCTTCGGGCGGCACGACTGGCATGACGTTCAGCGGTGGCCCGGTCACTGGCACGGGGACGTTGACGCTTGCTGGCACTCTGGCTGTTGCTAACGGTGGGACTGGTGTGACTGCCTCGACCGGCACCGGCTCGGTGGTGTTGTCGAACAGCCCGACCCTTGTCACGCCCACTCTCGGCGCGGCTTCGGCCACTAGCATTGCCAACGGCCTTGGCGCAGCCGCTACGCCGTCTTACACCTTCACGGGTGACCTCAACACCGGCATGTGGTCGCCCGGTGCGGACACGCTTGCGTTCAGCGAAGGCGGCGTCGAGGCCATGCGCATCGACAGCACCGGCAACGTCGGGATCGGGACGAGCAGCCCCGTTTCCAAACTTTCTGTCAGTGGGTCTTTCGATTGCTCTGGCGTCGGCAAGATCGGCACCACAGTCGCGCAATCGTCCCCATCTGCCACGGATATAATCAGCACCTCGAACTCCATTCTGGGCGGGCAAGGCGGAAACGCGATTTATGTCGGTCAGTATCCGACTACTTTTGCCTCATGGATACAATCCTCGTTCACAAACCCAACGACCGCTACGTACAACATTGTACTCCAACCTCTTGGCGGCAACGTTGGGATTGGGACGTCCACCCCCACGCAGCTGCTGCATGTGCGCCAAGATCAGAACGGCACGACTTCGGCGCTTATCCAGAACCGCAACGGTAGCGGTACGCCAGTTTCGGCTGTGCAATTTATCTCTGGGGCGTTCGACCTGTCAGATAACCGCTACGCGATGATCTCATCGGCTGGCGGATCAAATACCACGCTGCAATTCTGGACGGGCGAGGGGGTAACTCCCACCGAAAAAATGCGTGTCAGCGCCAACGGCAACGTCGGGATTGGGACGGCTACGCCAGAGGCGGTGCTGGATGTCAACGGCAGTCAAGTTACGCGGGGTGATGCCAGTGGCTTTGTCTACTTCGCCCCGAAGATCGGCACTTCTCCGTTCGGTGCGAACTATGACCGCTTTGAAATCCGGGTAGACCCGTCAACGCAGGTAACGCTTCTCGGTAACGTGAACGGCGGCACTGGGTCTGCTCGCGCGCTGGCTTTCCTTGCTGGCACTAACGAACGCATGCGTATTGATACGGCGGGCAACGTCGGGATTGGGACGACTGCGCCGGGTGAGCGTCTTACTGTTACGCAGTCCCAGAATGCAGGCACTCGCGTAGCTATTTCCAATCAAGACGCAGGTTCATCTGCTACGTCTGCCCTTCGTCTGGCGGCTTCTGGTGGGTTTTGGGACATTTTAGCTGGGTCAACAGCGGCCAACAGTAATGCGCTTACTTTTGGTATTTCTAGCACAGAGTTGATGCGCATCACCAGCGCGGGCGATGTTGGGATCGGGACGAGCGGCCCCGGCTACCGCCTTGATATTGCCTCTGGCGACACGACTGCTGGCCTTGGATACGCTATGCGTCTGCGCTCAAACGCGACCGCAACGGCGGCAACGATCCAGTTCACTACCAGCACTGTTTCAGCGCAGAACGGTATTATCGCCTGTTCTGATACTGGTGCTATGACCATCCAGACGGACGGCGTTTCAAGCGTTCTCGCCTTCCGCACTAATGGCTCCGAGCGCCTGCGTATTCTCAACACCGGAGGTATCACCTCCTCCGACCTAGCCGACGCCGTTGGCTACAAAGGCGTCCCGCAGAACGCCCAAACTTCCGCCTACACGCTGGCGCTGTCGGACATGGGCAAGCACATCAGCATCACAACTGGTGGCGTTGTCATCCCTGCGAACGGCTCGGTGGCTTTCCCCATCGGCTCAACCATCGTGGTCTACAACGACAGCGGCAGCGCCCAGAACATCTCGATCACGACTGACACGCTGCGGCTTGCAGGCACGGCGACCACTGGAACCCGGAGCCTTGCTCAGCGAGGGCTTGCGACCTGCGTCAAGGTGGCCGCCACCGAGTGGGTCGTCACAGGCAACGTGACATGACGGGCATCCTGTGCGTCCTAGCCGGCGGCGCTGGCGGCTTCACTCCTGTCACCAATACGTACACGACCGGGACTGCCGCGACTGAGACAGTGCCCACTGGCGCTACGCAGGTTGTCATTACGCTGGACGGCGGCGGCGGTGCCGGGGGTTACAACAGCACTACGCTAGGTGGCGGCGGCGGAGGCGGTGGCCGCTCGGTCAAGACCATTGCGGTGATCGGCGGAAACACCATGCTCTACACGGTCGGCGGCTCTGTCGGCGGGCGTAGCACTAACGGCAACGGTACGGCGGGTGTTGCATCAAGCACGTCGGGTACTGTTTCTGGCGGCTCTATAAGCATGACCTCCAACGGCGGAGGCGGCGGCACCACAAGTTCTGGCGGCGCAGGCGGCACTGCCTCGGGCGGCGACACCAACACCACAGGCACTGCGGGTTCCGATATTTCGGGCGATGGCGCAGGCGGTGCTGGCGCAAGCGGGGCGGCAGGCGGTAGCTATCTCGGGACAATCAACGGCACTGCTCCGGGCGGTGGCGGCGGCGGTAGCGGCCTCGACGCTGGAAGTGTTACATCCGGCGCGGGTGCGCGGGGCCAAGTTTCTTTCGCGTACACCTAAAGGAGAATAGACTATGATTACAAACACTTGGGCAGTTGTCCAGATGAACGCCTACCCCGAACTCGACGGCGAGACCGATGTGGTCTTCACCGTCCACTGGACGCTGACCGGCACGGATGGCACCTACACCGCTGGTGTGTATGGCTCTGCTGGTGTGACGGTTGACCCAGACGCTCCGTTCACGCCTTACGCTGACCTGACGCAAGAGCAGGTGATCGGCTGGGTGCAGAGCGCAATGGGCGAAGAGCAGGTCGCTGCTTACGAAGCTAACGTCGCTACGCAGATTGGCGACCAGATCAACCCGCCGGTCGTAACCCCACCGCTGCCGTGGGGTGCGTGACACGCGGTCAGATTTTGTGATAGTGACCGTCTATCAGTTTCACGCAGCGGGAGGCTGTTTTGGCTAACGTAAAGATCACGGACCTTACCGCAGCGAGCACGCCGCTGGCCGGTACGGAGCTTCTGGAAATCGTTCAGGGCGGCGCCAGCCGTAAGGTGGCGGCCTCTGATATCGCGGCGTCGGCATCGAACGTGCGCACGGTTGCGACCGGCGGCACGGGCGCGTCAACGCTCACGGGCTACGTCAAGGGCAACGGCACCTCCGCGTTTACAGCAGCAGCGACAGTGCCATTCGCCGATCTGGCGGGTCGCGCGTTCGCTCAGCCTTCGAGCACCACAGATCAGACCGGCAACGTGGCAGCCGCCACCGCTGTGACGTTTAACACCGACCTGACCGGCACTGGGATCAGCGTCGTGGCCAGCACGCAGATCACGTTCACGGCTGCTGGCACGTACATGCTGGCACCGTCGATTCAGTTTAAGAACACCGACTCGAACGATCACGACGCGACCGTCTGGTTCCGCAAGAACGGCACCAACATTGCAAACTCCGCCACGATTGTGAACATTCCGAAGGCTGCTGACGGCGGTGCTGCTATTTTCAGTCTGAGTTTCTTTGATACTGTTACCGCAGGCCAGTACATCGAGATCATGTGGTTGCCGGAAAACGTGGCCGTAACGATTGAGCATTTCGCAGCAGGCGCCATCGCGCCGGCAATTCCGTCGATCATCTGCCCTGTGATGCGGATCGCCTGATGATTGAGGAACTCATCTCTCGCGTGTTTTATGCACGCAATCTGGCGCACTTCGAGCATTGGCGCGCCAAGGGTGAGGGCAGTTTCGCCAAGCACATGGCTCTGGGCGAATTCTACGACGGCGTGATCGACACCATCGATCCGCTTGTCGAAGCGTATCAGGGCGCGTTCTCGCTGATCGGCGCCATTCCGGTTCCTGAGCAGACGATGAGCGACAGCCTGAAGTGCCTAGAGGCTGACGCTCAGTGGATCGAGGCGAATCACGAAAAGATCTCCAAGGGCAATCGCGCCGTTGGGAATCTGATCGATACCCTCACGGCGGTCTATCTCTCTGCCATCTATAAACTGCGAAACCTTCGATAATGATGGTCGACATCAACACAATCGTAACGGTCCTGACATTTGTTGGTGGCCTGATCGGTGTATGGACGACGCTGAGCAATCGGTTGACGAAGCTGGAGACACGTTTGCAGTTTGGCGACGAACGCTTCCAGTTAATTGACCGGCGCTTTGATGAGATGATCATTCACCTGAGGCGGATTGAAGATCGTCTGCAGCAGGTGGCTGACCGACAACCTAACTGAAGGGGAGCCCTGTGAGCTTCTGGGATCGCTTTGAAAGCAGCCGCGACGGCATCGAGGACACGATTGAGTTCACGATTCGCACGGCGGTCGTGACGCTTGCGGCGGTCATCCTCGTCGTCGTCATCGCAATGGTCGCTGGCATGTTCGTGTCCAACGAGATCGTAAGCAGCGAGAATGTCTTCGAGATTATCGGACCTGCGTTCAACACCATTGTCGGTGCGTTCGTCGGCCTGCTGGGTGGTCTGAGCCTCAACGCGAATGCGCGTGACGCAAAGCCAGCAGAGCCTGCTCCGGTCGAGCCTGAGCCGCTGCCTGCGCCGCCGGAGCCTGCCGCTGAGGCCGACGATGATGACGATATGGCTCCGTGGGAGAAGTATCGCAACGACCTGCGCTATGACGCCAACGGCGACGGCGTTGTCGATGAAAGCGACTTTCCTGATTGGCGCCGCGCGGGGCAGTAATGACTGGCGAACTCTCCACCGTTGAATTGATCGGCCAGCTTTGGCCGATTGTTCTGGCGTTCATCTCCCTGACGATCATCCTCGCCAAGATGGACGTGCGTCTTGCCGTGGTTGAGGAGAAGATCAAGGCGCTGTTCGAGCTATGGAATAAGAGCAAATGAGCCTCGTAGACCTCCAGAAAAAGATCGGCGTTACCGCTGACGGTGCGTTCGGTCCGGGCACGCTCAAGGCTGCTGCGGCCTACTACAAGCTGAATAAGAGCCGCGCTGCGCACTTCTTCGCCCAGACGGCGCACGAGTCAGGAAACTTCACGGCCTTCAGCGAGAACCTGAACTACGGCGCTCCCGGCCTGCGCGGCATCTTCGGTAAGTATTTCCCTACGGAAGATATGGCCAAGGCATATGCGCGCCAGCCCCAGAAGATCGCCAACCGCGTCTATGCCAGCCGCATGGGCAACAGTGTCGAGGCGTCTGGCGACGGCTGGAAGTATCGCGGTCGCGGCGCGTTGCAGCTGACGGGCAACGCGAACTATCAGGCGTTCGCGGACTACATCGACCGCCCGGACGTGATGACCAACCCCGATCTGGTTGCGAATGAGCTCTGCTTCGAGTCGGCGCTGTGGTTCTTCGACAGGAATAAGCTGTGGTCGATCTGTGATCAGGGCATCAACGACGCCGCCATTCTCGCGCTGACGAAGCGCATCAACGGCGGCACACACGGCCTCGATGATCGCAAGCTGAAGACGAAGAAGTTTGCCGGGTGGATGCCGTGATCCCTAACCCGATCATGCTTTATGCGGCGGCAGGCGCTCTCGTTGTCGGCGCGGTCGCAGGATACAAAGTCCGCGATTGGCAGTGCAACGCGGCGTATGCAAAGGCTCTGGAAAAGGCGGGAAAGCAACGTGCCAAAGCGGATGTCATCCTCGATACAAAGGCCGCAGAATATGAAGAAACACGCGCCGCTGCCGATGTGCGCTCCGTCGAACGGATCAACACCATTCGTGAGATTTACCACACGGTGCCTGCCGCTGCTGCCAGCTGCGCTCCTCCTGACGACGCTGTCCGGGTGCTCCTCGAAGTCATCGGTAATCCAAACACTGAAGCCGCCGCCGTCCAATCTGGCGAGCCCGTGTTCCCTGTTAAACAATCCGCCCAAGCCATTTCTCGACCCAGCCCGGCTGCTGTGGGAAAAAGACCTGATCGAACGCAGGAACGACTGCGCGGAGAAACACCGGCTGACCATTGAGGCATGGAAAGACGCGGTAGCGGTAAAATGACGTTTGGTTCTAAGGAGATTTCCATGAACATCATCAAGGCCATCATCGCTAAAAAGATCACCGATGGCGTCATCGGCGACCCGCACCCTCCCCAGCGTTCGCTGATGGACAAACTGACGAACGTGAAAAGCAAAGCTGTGATTGCGTTTGCGGCTGTTGCAGGCTTAATTGCGGCTGCTGTTGAATTGATGTAGGGTCCCGCTATGGCCACGGCAATGACCTATACCAGTCTGCTGAACGACCTCCGGAACTATCTGGAGCGCGGGGCTACGTTCGCGACTGACCCGTCCGTCTACCTTCAGTTGCCCAGCCTGATCGGCCTTGCTGAGCGCCGCCTTGCCCGTGAACTGAAGATTCAGGGCACCGTCACTGTGGTCTCATCGACCATGACGGTGGGAGAGCCGACCTACCCCAAGCCGGATCGCTGGCGTGAAACCGTCAGCATCCGAGTCGGCACGGGCACCGGCTACAACACGACGCAGGAAATCTTCCCGCGCGCGTATGAGTATATGCGTCAGTACTGGCCAAACCAGACCCTGACCGGGACGCCGCGCTTTTACGCGGACTATGATTATTCGCACTGGTTCTTTGCGCCCACGCCGAACGCCGCGTTCCCATACGAAATCATCTACTACGAGCTTCCGCCCCTGCTCGGCGAAGATCTCCAGACAAACTGGTTCACGGAATATGCGCCGAACGCGCTGCTCTACGCCTCGCTGCTGGAGGCCGCGCCGTTCCTGAAGAACGAAGAGATCATTCCGATCTGGCAGGGCTTCTACGACCGGTCCATCGCCGCGCTCAATGGCGAAGACATTCGTCAGATTGTTGATCGCGGCATCGTCCGCAGGGAGGACTAAGGCGTGCCGAGCTTCACAAACACTTTCGGCGGCACGAATATCTATTCGGCCAACCCCAGCTATCGCGCTGTTGCTCTCACCGCAAACGTCACCCTGACGTGGCCGACTGAGCTTGCCTCCAACACTGATGTCGTCTCGTCCATCATGGACGTTACCCCTTCAGCGGGCGGCTTTACGATCCGCATGCCCGACGCCTCTCAGGCTTCGGTTGGCGAGACGGCCCTGTTCTTCAAC